GGTCATTAAAAGATCAGGAGATAATTATGAAATTCACTGTACTTAAAGACGTTATTATCGATGGGCACTCATACCCAGCTGGGGCTGAAGTTGATATTTCACACGATAAGACTTCACGTCTAGAAATGCTTGGTTACATTGAAGTAGCTAAACCTAAGACTACTCGTTCGTTTGGTCTTGAAGGTGACGAGAAACCTCGTACTCGCCGTACTAACAAGGGTGAATAATGATTGAAAACAGCGACACACTGGCGTTCTTTTTCACTACGAGTGATTTCGGTACGACTGCGACAATAACGCAGAGTAACGGTTCGTCGTGTGACGTTGTTGGGATCTACGATAACCCATACCTGTCGGCATCAGCTGGAGGCATGGTTGAGTTCTCATCTACAAGCCCAACATTTACGGCTAGAACTGTTGATTTCACAGGCGTTGCTTATGGTGACGAGGTTGAAGTTGGCGGCAAAAGTTACCTAGTGATCGAAGTTATGCCGGACGGAACAGGTATAACAACGCTTACGCTTGAGGAGCAATAATGCACGTCCGCACTCAAATCCGTAACCAGATCAAGTCTCAACTCACTGGCTTGACTACTACAGGTAACAATGTATTCTCTCATCGTGTATACCCTGTGCAAGACGGTGTCTTACCGGCTATAATCGTATACACAAGTTCTGAGTCATCGGCACAAGCTACTATAGGTGGATTTTCATCTACAGCTAGTATGTTGAGGAACCTAAGCGTTTCCGTTGAGGTGTACGTTAAGGCTACCGCAACAGTGATCGACATCATGGACAATATATCTGAGGAGATCGAAATAGCTTTAGCGGCTGATGAGACCTTGTCAGGTTTAGCTGAAAGTATCGAACTTACCGGTACTTCTGCAGAAATTACGGCTGATGGTGAACAACCTATCGGTGTATTGAAACTGGATTACAACGTGGTATATCGAACAACCATAAGTGATCCAACAACATCCTTATAGGAGTTAAAACATGGCAACTGAAACTTCAGCAAACGGAGTTATTAAGGTCGGTAGTTCTGCTGTGGCGGAAGTTACCGGGTATAGCATTAACTACACAAGCGATACCGTTGAGGACACTGTCATCGGCGATTCTGCTCGTACTTACAAGGCTACGTTGAAATCATACACTGCATCTATTGATGTTATGTATGACCAGACTGATGCTAACGGCCTGACTGTAGGCGCTGAGATCTCTTACTCACTATACCCTAGCGGTGAGACTTCTGGCGACAAATACTACTCAGGCACAGGTATCGTTACAGGTCGTACCATCACTGGTTCGGTCGGTGAACTGATTACAGCATCTTTTGAAATCCAAGGTTCAGGCGACCTTACAGAAGCTACGGTGTAATATAAATGGGACTTCGGGATAAATTAAGAGAAAGACTGAGCAATAACACTCAGTCTTTCTACGTTGAAGAATGGGATGAAACTATTTACGCTACACCTCTTAGTTGTGGTGACACTGCTAAGATGCAGGGTAGACATCCAGAGTTTCCTTTCAAACTAACATCAGACGCGATGGTTGATCTGCTACTGTTGAAATGCTTGGACGCTCAAGGCGAAAAAGTATTTACGCTTGAAGATAAACCAATCTTGTTACGTCAAGATATGGGGTCTATAAGTTCTGTAGTAGGTTCTATTCTGGGTGTTACATACACCGTAGAGAGCGCCGAAAAAAACTAAAGACTGACCCGCTAAGATCATGGCTATTCAGACTAGCGGGTCATATCGGCAAGACTGTTACAGAACTTGAGGATATGCCTTATAATGAGCTGATGGAATGGATCGCATGGTTCAAGATAGAGGCCGATAATGTCAAGTTACGTAACGCAAGTAATAATCGAAGGTAAGGACGGTACTAAAGTTGCGGTAGCATCCGCAAGTAAAGGTATCCAGGCTTACGCTAAGACTGCTACAGCCGCAAACAAAACGGTTCAAGCGTCGTCTCGCGCCGCACGTAGCTCGATCCAACAGATCGGTTACCAGGCGCAGGACGTTGCAGTCCAGCTACAAGCTGGTCAGAACCCGTTCCTAGTTCTCTCACAACAGGGTTCTCAGATCGCATCAATCTTCGGGCCAGGTGGCGCCGTAGCCGGTGCGTTTATC